TGATTCTAATTATACTAGCCATTTCAGAAATTTCCTCCGTTGATGTCTAAATTCTGTGTCGCACCTGGCGTTAGGGTTAGGGTTGCATCAAATTTATTGGTTGTTCCATTATAAACTAGAACCATACCATTTTGTAAAGTTCCTACGTTTACATCACTTAATTCAGATAATGATAAGGTTTGAGCACCTGCAAGTGAAGATATCACCTTGGTGGCATTCTGTTGTCCAACTCTGACTTTTATTTCTGCCATCTATAAAAAGCAATTCAGATCTGAAAGTATTTATATTTACTAAGATGCAATCTTTAAAGCAAGCTCATTTAGCATAGACTTAAGAGTCTCAATTTCTTTTTTCATAGCATCCATTTCTGCTTGTTTATCAGAATTTCTTCTTTTTTCAGACATATAATTTGAATACGAACTAGAATCCGTATTTAATATTGCACCTGTTTTTTCGTCTCTAAAGAGATTTTTATGTCCTTCTACTGGTATCATGCTTTATCTGTGAATGGTCCTAATAGTCTATCTAGAAGTTTTTTACCTCTTTTTTTACCCTCTGTCGGATCATATTTGGTTTTACCCATATCATCCATAGCTTTTTTCTGGGAATCTTTTCTACCACCTAAATTTAGGTCTTCAACATTACCCTCAGTAAATTGTTTAAATGTTTTCATTATGCTAATGCGATTGCTCTAAAGTCTTTTAATCTTACTGGATATGATTCGTTAGTTGAAGTCATTACAATTTTAATAGCAAATCCACTAAACTGCTCTAAATTATCAACTGAGAATTGATACTCAGAAAATCTAAAGAATTGATTAGGACTAACATAAGCATCTGCCCTACCATCATTTTTTGCTAAATCAATAATTTCATCACCAAATCCATCACCATCAGTATCAGTCATATTACTAAAACCTGGAAATGCTCTATATGTTTGAGAAACTTCACTAGAATCAGCACTAAACAATCTGTAAAATACTCTAAAGTCTGCTTCTGGTTGAACACTCGCAGCAACTAACACTTTTAAAGATGTTGCTGGTTGTTTTAAATCAACTCTCTTTGATACAAATATTGAACCATGTGGATCGTCCTCAAGTTGATTAGTTCTTGAGTCAGTAGCATAATTTTCTAATCCTATTGGACTATTAATTTTATTTCTTCCTAAAACAAATGTTGCATTTTTTGCATCTAATACTGGTGAAAGATTAGGATCACCTGAACTCATATTAATATCAATACTTAATGATTTATTTTTTGGCAATGCAGTTAATTTATTTGTTTCATTTATTTTTGATGCTACAAGTCTAGGAGTTGGGAATATCATTGTTTGATTCAAAGATGTAACATCAAATCCTTGATCTATGAAGGAAACTTCATTACCACTTGCACTTGTACCACTTACTGTTCTCACAGCAGAATTAACACGAGTTGTGTTACCTGGTGTAATTACATTAAAGTTTGGAGTTAATGTACTAAACTGATGATTCTGAGATATAGCTACATTTTTTCCACCAAATCCTTTTTCGGATTTGAAGCAAAGAAGTTGTTTATCCACTCTTGCTGGAGCAACACCTGCCACATCAACTTCAAGATAATAATTATCAATACCAATATTATTAACTAGAGTAGTATTTGTTGGGAGTGTATGAGTTGTATTAATACCAACTAAAGGCATTCCACTTGCTTCATAAGTTTGAATTTTTGCCTTTTTAGAGTGGGATATTGCTTTTGTACCTAATTGTGCTCTTACTATTGTTAATTGACCTGTACCAACAGTATAACTAACAATCTCATCTTCAATTATAGCAAAACCAGTATTAGTTGTTATACCAGCATAGGATGCAAAAGGAGTTGTATTAGCAACAGAAACAGAATTTCCATCTGGAGTTAATTCAGATGTAGTTTTAACTAATTTTGTATCAGCTTTAACATCTTCTATCTTTATTTTATTAAGAGCTCCATGATGTGCGTGATTGTATTGAGTAACTTCAAATACTTTTCCTGTATATAAATCACCATTTACAGATGAATCAGAACTAACGGTTGAATTAACAACTGTTCTACTATTATTATTAGTTCCATAATGAACAAGAACATCAGAGGTTGAAAATTTATCTCCCTGTACGTTAGTTAGATATAAAGTATCAAAAGTAGATGTAATGCTAGTAACAGTAAATTTAACACCAGCACCTCTTAAAACTTGAGAGTCATTATTATCAATTGTTAAAACATCACCTACCTGATAACCTTCTCCATCAGTCGCTATTGAAATACTTGAAATTGTTTCACCACTTAAAGTTAAATTAGCAACTCCGCTTGTACCACTTCCAGTTAGTGATTTAAGGTCAATATTGTTAGTACCACCAGTGAAAGCGTATCCATCACCAGGTAAAGTAACTTCAATTCCAGTAATTCCACCACCTTGTCCTTCAACAAATCCAGTGATTGAATTATCATCACTATCGTTTGCAGCACCTGTACTGACCTTTCTGCCTATAGGAAACTCGGTATTAGTTCTTTGAGCTCCACCGCCAATAGAAACTTTTAATTTTCTAGGAAGTGACCTGATTGGATTATCTCTTAATACGGACGTATTTAATCCACCTGGTTCAATTGGTGTATTATAAAATGTAGTTGTGCCAGATTCAATGAAAGATGCTTTTCTTAATTTAAATGTTAAATCTTGGAATTGACTTGGAGTCCAAATTGTACCATTTTGTGATTTAAATAAACTACCACCAATATATTGTTTTGAAACAACAACTTCCTCTGCGTTTGGTAAATTAGTTGTTTTAACAGTCTTTTCACCCATTGTTGCACACCACATTTCATATTTGTCTGAGGCAGGTGCTAAAAATACTAACGCATACTCTTTTTCTGGTTCAAGAAAAACAGGTGACGAGAAACTAATAGTTGTTGGAACAGAAGCATCATCAGAAACATTAATATTATTAGGATTGATTGCAACTTGTGTGTAATCTTGAACTAAGAAACTTGTTGGAGTTCCTAACTCTACTTCTCTTAATTCAACAAATAATTTAGCGTTATCATCTTTTGATGCAAAATAAACATCAAATGATGTCAAAAATGCTCCAGTTTCATCCACAGTAAATGATTGTGCTAGTGGGTCTCTGTGAGGAGCTCTGAATTTTTCACCTAGTTCTTTTCTATGAACGGTATTAGTAACGAAAGAAATCTCACTTGGTCTTGTACCATTTGGAGGGGGAGGGTTTCTTACTTGAACAGTGTTGGTTGTTTCGGTGTGTATATGACCTGTACCAGTAAATACACCTAATGCATCACTAGATAAATCAGTGCTGCCAGGAACTGGTATAGTGCCCTCTGGTGCTGCTGTAATTCTAAATGTTTTTGTTCCTGTCTCAAATAGTTTTGGTGGTTTAGGTTTGACATTTGGATCTCTAAAGAAGAAAGAACCAACTAAATCGCCCCAATTGTCTGTGATTAAAGCAACACTTGTTACTTTAGCAATTGCACCACTTTCTTGACCGATTAGTTTACAACCTTTTGTCATGTATCCATAATATTTTGCATCATTTGAAAGTTTGATAACATTAATGTTTAATAATTTTGATGTTGCAGAATATGTGGAAGAAGGAGCAGGTCTTGATGGATCGTAAGGATCAACAGTATATTCTTCAACCAATACTGATGGTGAACCTAATCCAGCACCAACATCTGGGTTTCCATTATTACCAAATTTATGATTTGGTCTTAATATTTTTACAAGTCCTATTGTATCACCATCAACTGTTTGAACTTTTACATCTTCATTAACTGAAAATGTACCAGATTTCATATTAATTTCTATTAATTTTGGCACAATATCAGGAATACCATTATCAAGGTAATGATAATGTTTTGTTAATGGTTTTAGTCCATTCGCAGTAAATTTAACATTTCTAGAACGCATATATGGATCAATTTCACTTGTTACTTTAACACTTTCAACATAATCAAATTCTTTACTTGGACCTTGCAAAACATTAGTATAGGTCGTCTTCATTTTTTGACTTTGTGTATAAGTATTTCGTACAATTCTAATTCTATCTCTGTAACAATTTGAACTTGGATCATCAACATCTTTTCCTGTATTTTTTGAACTTTTAAGTTTCTCTGTAATACCTCCAACTTTTACTGTGTTTGCAACTTCACCCCAAGTTGCTCCAGTTGATTCTTGTCTTACATTTTCAACATAAATTGTTCTGACCCAATTATCTGATGGAGGATTTAAAATAATACCGCCCATAAAAACAATAACATTAAATGGGTTTACATTCTCTACAGTTGTTGCTTGAGGTTGATCTAACCAGTCTACCTCGGTATAATCCAATGTAATTATATCTCCTGTCTTTTTACAATTTGTATCTAAAAGTTGTAAATTAGAATCTAAATCAGCTTTATCTAAATCAATACTTGGATTTAATGCTAATTCTGCGTCCATTGACCAAAAATCAACAGCACTAATCAATTCTTTGTTTATAATATCAACATCACATCTTGAACCTGTTTCTGGATCAAAATCAATAAAACCTCTGTCTGAAAAATCATTAACTACGAATCCTGTTTTAAATCTATTCAAACCATCAGCATCTCTTACTTCTAATGATTTTGTGTCTACCTCTAGAGCACTTAATGAGGTCATAGTCTCTAAATTTTCAATTCTTTTCTCAAGAGCTCCTATATCTCTCATAGTAAATCTCTTGTTATCTTTGAGGATAACCACAGAATGATTTACAGTATCGTGTAAGTATGCAGGAAAAATTAACTCTGCAACTTCCATTGAATTTCCAATTTCAGTTGGTGGAACTGGAACTTCTGCTGATTCACCTTTTATTAATTTTACTTCTTCAAGTTGATTAATTACTAATTTATCAATTCTAGGTAGATAATAACTATAACCTAAAGTTGAACTTTCATTTGGTGTAATTACAAATTCATTTGTTGATTCAAATGTTCTATTTGAAAATGCAAATGGAGATGTTCCATTACCTGGAGAGAAAGCACTTACTCTAGGTCTAAAATCAATTATATCAGTTAATCTTGTACCATCCACACCTGGAATATCGTTAGAATATCTTTCTTTTGTATATGAATTGACCGAGAAAAAGTCTCCTGTATTTCCACTTGCAACTTGATATCTATCAAATATTATTAAAAGTTGATTAGAAGGTATTGCTGATTTTGCTTTTCTTACAATTTTTGAATAATCAGAATATTGACTTCTATGACCTTTATCTAAAGTGTAATTATTTGTTCTGTCAGTAAAATTACCAGGCTCAACTTCTTGTAATATGGTCTCAATACCAGATTCCTTAAAATTAACTACTTCACCAACTGCAAATTTATTTGCATTTAAATATATAAAGTTTATGTCAGTAGCATTAGGTGCAGATACGATTTGACCAACTGCACGAGTATCTTTACCAACAATTTTTTCCCCAATTATTACATTCGTATCTAATGAAAGACCAGAAACAAATTTTAATTGATCTAAAACAGGTACAGAACTATCTTTTGACTCATAAATTGCGTGAATTTTAACAACATCTGGTACATTCAAACATATTTCTCTATCTTCAACTCTTAAACCATATGCTCTAGAGGTAGCTAATCCTACTCCTCCATCGACTCCCACAGTTCGATTAATTGTTAATTGCTCACTTCTTAAATAATCTTTTGATTTACTTGTAGCACCAATTTTCTTCATTGTTACAGTAACTGTAACTTGAGAAGCACTTGCATTTGCTAATCCTGTAAAGGTAATATCATTACCACCATTAGTAATGCTAACTTGGTCTGAAGTTAAAGTTTCAGTAGAACCATCTTGATAAGTAATAGAATATTTTTCAGCATCAAAAGGTTCAAAAAATGCACTTGTAATTCCTGCTGACGCATCTAATCCTGCTTGAGATGATATTGTAAGTGCACTTGCAGCACTCGTTGACTGATTCTTTATTTGTTTTGTAATAATTAAATTTGAATTAGATGTATCAATTGTGGCAACATTGTCTCTTGGTATTTTAGTATAGATTGAAGAATTTTCTAAATTAGTAATTTTAGGAACTTTTATTCTAAAAGTAGAGGATGTTGAAATACCAGTTGCTAAAGTAGAACCTTCGTTCACACCTGTTACATCTTGAGTTGATGAGAGAGTTAAAGTTTTTCCATCTGCTGAAATTGCAGAAATTTTATTATAAACAGGATCTGTAAACTGACCATGCTGATATGCTATTACAGTGTCTGTTTTTATACCAATATTTCCTGCAAAACTACGATTATTAACACTTGCTGATGTTGCAGTTACATTTAATTGATCTGTTATTGAAAAGTTGGGTAGAACACGATCATAAAGTTTAGTATCTGCATTAAAAGTAGATATTCCAGTTGAACTAAAAGTATCCTGACGAATTGATTTTATATCGTGTGTATTATATGCAATTACCTCTTTAACTGAAGTTTTACTAGTTCCACCAAAATTAGTTTTTTCATTAAATATTAATTGCTCTCCTTTTATGAATGTCCCTGTGGTTTCTGATACAGCTAATTCATTAAAACCTGTTGCATTTGCATTTTTTGCAAGATAACCAATTGCTCCACTGGCAACTCCTCTAACTCTCATTCCTTTTTGTGCTTCAGTGGTTGTAATAGATGTACATTTAAGAATAGTGAAGGTTTGAATATCATATAAGTGTAAATCAAAAGGTGTTGTCGCACCAGAATAAGAAGCATCAGTTACTCCGAATGAATATACTCTTGCTTCTCCAATTTGACTACCTGCTGCAGTATGAGCAGTTGAACCTTTTCTTTGACTTCTTAACTCTACAATATTTGTATTTGTTCCACCAATATTAATAAATGGAGTTCCAGTTACATTATTAACTTGTATAACACTACCCATGCTAAATGGAATAGAGGCACTTTTAATTGATTTTGTATCTCTGGGTTTTTCAACATCAACTATAGTTGTTGCTGGTTTATATACATCAAATCCTCTTACATATGCCTTACCTGGAGACAATTTAATACACATTAAATCATCAGAAGGTCTATTACCCTTATCAGTTAATTGTTCGTCCGTATAAAGACCACCTGAATCGACTTCATCATTTAAAGAGTTCTGAACGTTAACTCTGAATGGTGCTACAGCATAATCTCCTGACTCATCATATGTTCTTTTTGCAAAATACTTTCTAAGTAAAGAATACATCGAAGTATTTTGTAATTTTTTAGCTACACCCTCATTTGTTCTAAACAATTCAATAAAATTAGTGTCATTAAAATCAGTTAATGATTTTTTTGCTAGTTTTACACTTATTTTAAATCTATCTGCACCTGGTGCAGCAAAGTTAGTAAATCCTTTTGCATTATCATATAAAGATGAATCATCATTAGCACTTATAACTTCTTCAAGTATTTCAAAACCAACCCTATAAGATGGTTCAGCAGAATATGGATCTAGAATTATAAGAGAAGTTGGAACATCAACAAATATACCACGTATAAAGTAAACACCTTTACTGACTCCAAAAGCCGATCCAGTTGCAGTTGCACTTTCGGAAACTAATGTCAATACAGTTTCATTAATATTTAAAGTTGTATTACCATATGTTATTGGTTCTTCAAGAATTAATATTTCTCCATCTGGGAATGCAGTGCTTTCTCCATCGTCCCCTGATTGTACATACTTTATAAAGATTGTTATATCATCTACTCCCTCTGTTGGAGGTAAAATAAAATTCTTTATTGTTGCAACAATACCTGAATTTTGACCTCTAACTCTAGTTCCTTTTCCATTATTATTTGAGATAATTTCATTTAAATAAACTGAAACATCAATACCAAGATGTGTAGTGTTTATTTTAGCAGCAAAATATGCTGGATCATATTCAATTCCACCTGGAATTACCATTGATCCTTCTTTAAATATATGCTTACCGAAAGATTCAATCTGATTTTGAAGAATAGATTGTAATCCAGTTAATTCTCTAGCCTGAACAGGATATCCAGGTTGAAATAATACCTTGTAATAATTTTTAGCCTTATCAAAATCATCGTAGTAAGGACTTATGTTTAAGTTTGTCTTTTGTGGCATTTTAGAATTCGAGTATTATTTTAATATCCTCTTTTTGACGGGCATTTCTTGTTATTTTTGGTCTATTGTCTAGATAAATTATTTCTCCCGACCCTTTATTTATCTCAGATTCAGATAGACCTGCATTAAAGTTTGTACCTAAATTAATTAATTTAGTTCCACTTGGATTAGTTGTAATTCCAGAAAAGTTAACGGATATAGCAGCAGAAAACCCAGAAGAGGCTCCTGTTACATTAGCAGCAGTATTTGACGATTCAAAATTGTAAATTCTACCACCAGTTGAAATGCCAATATAATCAGTCTGATCTAATGTAGATCTATTAAAGTTTAAAGACCTATCATTAAAATATTTCAATACTTTTGTTTCTTTATCATAAGATGCAACATAACCTGTTGCTATTTTACCAGGATTTGCAGTAGAAACAGAAAGAATTTGTTTAATCTCTTCACCTATGTCTGGTGTATCATTAAAACCATCAGTAAATTTAAATGCCTTTAATGATGAGAAAGTAGTGTCAGTATATATTGCACTAGTTCCTACTTTTGTTGGATTTTTTACAATACCAACTTGTCCAAATGTCGTATCAATTGGAAAATCTTTAGTTGAATCATCAAATCTTGCATAAACAATTACTTTATCAGTTCCTAATTCAGAGTAAATATCTGAACCATGCCCTAAACCTGGTGGTATAATTGGAATTAATTTTGCCTTACTTGTTGAATTACTATTAATATTACCTAAATCAACAATAGCATAAGTGTATCCTTTACCACCAGCACTTACTACAGCATCAATAATAGTTCCGTTTTGAACATCAATTCTTGCTTTTGCACCAGTACCATCACCTATGATATCAACTTCTTGTCCTAAACCATTTGAATATCCAGCACCAGCATTTTCAATGTATATGTGTTTTATTTGATTTAAATTAATCTCAGAATTACCATTTTCACGAACTGCTCTAATTTGAGAATCTGTACTAGTTGACCAATTATTAGGGACAGTAATATA